GGGCCATGACGAGGGTGTTCGGGCGGATGCCGCCGGTCAGGAGCTGGAACGTGGTCTTGTTGACGCGCACATCTTCGATCGGCGTCGAGGACGCGTCGGACCAGTGCTTCAACTCGGTCGCGTTGGCCGGAGAGCCCGAGGTGCCGGTGCGGGTCGTGGTCCATTTGCCGGTCGTGAAGAAGTTCGACGCCCACTGACGCTCGCGCATGATGCGCAGCGCAGTCTCGAGGAGCCGGACGTTCTCGCGCTCGAGGTTCCACGGCATGTCGGCATTGGCCATGACCTGCTCATGGATGTCGGCATGCAGACCATACACCTTGCAGAAGTACGAGCTGCTGGACTGGGTCCATTCGATGCCAGGCGTCTCGGTGTTCGGCGCCCGCTCGATGCGGAGCGGATCGACTCCCTTCAGGAGCTGCTTGTGGGGCAGGATCCAGTAGAGATCGGACTGCTTCTGCACGGGGATGCGCGGAAACACCTGGTCGGCGATGAAGACCGACGGGTCCTGAAGCTGGCTGACGAGGAAGTTCGTCAGCGGGGTGTTGACGTGGAGATCGCTCTGCAGCGGATTCATGGTTCAGGACCCTCCTTAGGCCAGCACGTAGCCGGTGGTCCCGATGAGGACCGGGATGATGTCACCCGCCGCACACGCGGCGGAGCCGATGTAGATGCCCGCAACGTAGTCGCCGCTGGCTGCGACGATCGCTTCGGCATTCGCGTTCGACTGGACGAAGGCGCCGGGATTGATGACGCCAGCCGCGACGACGCGCGTCACACCGAGCGTGGTCACCGTGGCGATCTTGTCGGCCGCGTCCGGGGCGTTCTGAAGCACGCCGTGTACGACGGCGCCGGCCGAGGCGACCGGATCGATCTTGCCGTCGCTGGAAAGCGCGACAAAGTGGTACTGATGGGCGGACAGATCGACGCCTGCCTGAAGCGACAGGTTGATCGGCTGCACGTTATCCCAGGAGAGCATCCCAGTCATTTTGTTCGGTCCTCCGTCCGTTCAGATCAGACCGCCTGAGCGGCCGGAAGGGTGTTGTACAGGTGGTAGAGCTTGGCGCCCTCGCGAGTAGAAAGGAAAGCGTCGTACTCCTTGGCGTAGGTCTTGACCTCGCCGCCGGCGTCCTTGGCTGCCTTAATGCGGGCCTTGACGGCGGTTTCGATCGCCGCAGCGGCCTGCTCCTTGGTGCCGATCTCGTCGTTGTTGTCGCTGCCCTTGCCAGCGTCAACAGACTTGGTGACCTCGGTGAGGGTCGGGATGCTCGACTTCAGCATGCGGAAGCCCGCATCGCGCGTCTCAGCATCTTCGATGCCGTCGAGGGCCCGCACAACCGCCATCTTCTGTTCGACGGTGCCGGGAAGCGCGGAAAACTCGCGCTCGACGCGATTGCGAAGCGATTCATCGAGTCGCGCCTTGCGCTCGGCGGCCAGCTCGTCGCGCAGCGCCTTGGCCTCTGCGTCCGCCTTGGCCCCCGCGGCCTCGCGAGCCTCCGCGGCTTCGACCTCCGCCGCTTTGCGAGCGGCCTCCGCTGCTTCGAGGCGCTGCTCGAGCGCCTTCATCTGAGCTTCCGTCGTCTTCTCGTCGGCCATCCGCCGGTCCTCCTTGGATTTTACGAGGCCGATGAGGGCCCCTTCCTGCGCCGGCACGTCCACGGCGCTGATCTCACCGAGTCGGAATTTACGCAGGATCCTACGTGGCCTGATACCCTCGATCTCGTCAGACATATCCCACTTCCTCCGCCCAGTAGCCGATGCTGAACCCAGTCACGTCGCCGACGTCGAACATCTTCATAAGCTGCTCAGGGTCATCAGGCCGCATGCCGACGAGGAGCCCATAGCGATCCGCCTGCACGCCAAGGGCCTTTGCCGCGTCTTCGGTGAGCGGAAAGATGAAGTCGATCGATCCAACAACGTTACCTTTGTGCTGAACCAGAGCCTTACGATCGGTGCGCGCGAACTCCAAGGCCGCGTCAAACATTGCGTCGTCTGGAATGTGGTCGCCCTGCAGATCCCAGTATTCTTCGTGGCGCCCGTCTGCGTTCTTGTACTTGGTCACGATCGCATAACCAAGCAACACGCCCTTTCGCCGCGCAACCTCGACAGCCTTCAGCTCGATTTCGAGTCGTTGGTCGCTCATGTCATAAGATCCTATTGC